TTTAGAAACAGGTGGTGAGCGTGGCCTATATTTTAATGAAAACGCCGCTGGCCGTGTATTCCGATTTTCTGGTTACTGCAGGCAGTACGAAGGTGAATTTGCTGGGCTCCCGTTAGAGCTGCAAGGTTGGCAATGCTTCATTATTGCTAACGTGTTCGGCTGGATGCGTGCTGATGGCACTCGTCGTTTCCGTGTTGTTTACGAAAAAGTCGCGCGAAAAAACGGAAAATCGACAAAGCTAGCATTTATCGCAAGTTATGGTTTATTGGGTGATCAAGAAGGTGGTCCGCGTGTTTATTCAGCGGCCACGAAGCGCGATCAAGCAAAAGAACTTTACGACGCTGCAGAGGCAATGATTGCCCAGTCGCCTAAATTGTCAAAGATGGTGCAAAAGTATTCTGATCGGCTCATAGCAAAGCAAAGTCGTGGCCGAATGCAAGCGCTGTCGAAAGATTCAAAAAGCATGGACGGCTTGAACGTTCACTTCGGTTTGATCGATGAACTGCATGCTCATCCAACATCAGCCGTTTGGGATGTTATAAAATCCGCGTGTGGTGCTCGCAAACAGCCACTGATCTGGACCATTACCACTGAGGGATATTTGACTGATGGTGTCGATTACGATCAGCAAGAATACGCAACAAAAGTGCTCAAAGGAGCCATTGAAGACGACAGCTACTTTGCAATGATATTTACCGTTGACGACGTAGAAAAATGGGACCAAGAAGAAGAATGGATCAAAGCCAACCCTAACCTTGGAATCTCAGTCAGCATTAGTGACATGCGCCAGCAGTGCAAAATGGCGAAAGAAATTCCAACTGAGCGCATTGAGTTTTTAACTAAGAAGCTAAACATCAAAGTGCGCGGTGAAGCAAAATGGATGAACCTAGAATCATTCATCAAATGCAAAACTGAATACAACGACCAAGAGCCATTTCTCGATGAACCAAGCGGTGAAAATCGCGGCGCAGATGCCTGGGGCGGTCTCGATCTATCCTCTGTTGAAGATATAACAGCACTATCGTTCACTATCAGAGCCAAAAACGGCAAAACAAAAACCTTTTCCCGTGGCTATCTACCCGAAGGCGCACTAACAAGGCGGCTGAAAAAGGGTGATAAATCCATGGAGAAATTCGTACAAGAAGGCTGTTTAACGCTAATACCTGGCGAAACTGTTGATTACGACTACATAAAGGCAGACATTCGCAAAGGCTGCGCATATTTCAATGTGCAGGGCATCGCGTTTGACCGCTGGAACAGTAACCAACTGGTTAACGACCTAATTTCAGAAGGTGTGCCCATGATCGAATTCGGCCAAGGCTTTGGCAGCATGAGCACGCCAATGAAAGAACTAATGGTACGCGTACTGAATCAAACCGTTGAATACAACAACAGCCTTTTGTACTGGGCTATGAGCAATCTGGTGTCCGACATAAATCCAGCCGGTGACGTAAAACCGGCAAAAGATAAGATCAAAGAAAAGATCGATCCGGTCGTGTCTTTAATCATGGCGCTCGGAGTCATGATCCTAATGCCACCTAAGAAAAAACCTAAATCAATCTACGCCGACGGTGAAATATGAAACTAAAACTACCCAAGATCCGCATGCCGCTCGACCAGCTAGATTTAATGGTTCTAACATCGCTCGGCCTAATCGGTGCCGGCGTAACTGAAATACTGGGTCGCGGTCCAGCCATGCTGTGCACAGGATCAATTATCCTAATACTGGCCATGATCATCGCGCGTGGCAAAACGAAAGGAGCCACACAATGAGCCTATTTGACGGCCTTGGTAACGGCTTGCAAATCGATGCAGCGCGTCGCTCAGGTGTTGACGATGTTTACCCATCAACAGGCGGTGGCATGTTTGGCCTGCAGTTTCGTAGGCCTATTGCGGGAGTTCCGGTTGATCACGACAGTGCATTAACCTATTCAGCAGTTTGGGCTTGCACAAAAGTAATATCAGAACACATAGCAATGATGCCCTGGCGCGCTTTTGAAAAGAAAGACGGCGTACGCCAAGTGGCTGATGGATCGTTATTAGACGGGCTGCTTTACCGCTCCCCAAATGATGAAATGACAAGCTTCGATTTTCGCCAACAGCTCATACTCAGCGCGTTAATGCAGGGTAACGGTCTGGCTGAGATCGAACGAACTCGCCACGGTGAGCCAGCTGCATTTTGGGGCATCGACTGGAATCGTGTTAACCCAGATCGTGATCGTCGCGGCCGCTTATGCTACGACATTGCAGAAAACAACGGCAAAAATATCGTGCTATATGCAAAAGACGTCATCCATCTAAAAGGCATGGGTTACGACGGGTTACAGGGCTATAGCGTCGTTGAATACGCCAAGCAATGTTTCAGTCTTGGTCTAGCAACCGAACAATTTGGCGCGGCTTTCTTTGGCAACGGTGCAATGCCAGGGGGCATTATCGAATGGAATGATTCAGGTGAACAGCCTGATGGCTGGGATTCGAACGCCGCTAAAAATATGAAAAGTTCTTGGAATAAAAAACACCAAGGCTCATCAAAACACGGCGGCATTGAGATATTAGAACCGGGTCAAAAGTTTAAACCCATATCAATATCACCCAACGAAGCCCAGTTTTTAGAATCGCGAAAATTTGGCATCAACGAGGTTTGCCGCTGGTTCAACGTAAAGCCGCATAAAATCGCGGATTTAGAGCGAAGCACTAATAGCAACATCGAATCGCAAAACATAGAACACGTTACCGATACGTTATTGCCATGGGTTACCCGCTTAGAACAAGAAACCGATTTTAAATTGTACGGTCGTGATACGCGCCGCTACAGCAAAATCAACATGTCAGCGCTGTTGCGTGGTGACACAAAAGCAAGACAAGAATTCTATAGGACCATGTTAGACCGTGGTGTTTATTCAATCGACGAAGTACGCGCATTTGAAGACATGAACCCACTCGACAACAACCAAGGTGGTTTGCGTTTAGTGCCTATGAACATGTCTAGCCTGGAACAAGCTGTTAAAAATGGCAATACAGGAAAAGACAAAGCAGCTCAAAATAAAGGAACAGATAAATGATTGAACAATCCCCCGTCTGGGCTGTAGATGCTAACTCAGTGCCACAACTGGCCAAACTGCCAACGCTATTAGCAGCAGAAAAACAAAGCTTCTCAGCAGAAGAGCTAGTAAAAGGCCTAGCATTTTCAGCGGGCCCAGCACTTGAGGCAGAGCGCGCAGATTTGCCAATCTCGGTATACGATAATGTAGCGGTCATCCCATTGCGCGGCATAATGCTCAAATCGTACCCGTGGTCTAGCAGCTACGTTTGCAGCTCGTTTCATGTACGAATGGCCGTGCGCAGTGCGCGACTTGATGAAAGTATCGATCACATCCTAATCATTGCCGACACACCAGGTGGCAGCGTGTCAGGAATGCACGAACTAGGTGATGAAATCAAACTAGCCGCTGAAAATAAGCAGGTTATTGTTCAGGTTGAAGGCTCACTTTGCAGCGCGGGCTATCATGTGGCTGCTGGTGCAAGCAGCATCATCGCAAACCACAAAATGAACGTCGTCGGCTCCATTGGTGTACGCACAGTATTAGTTGATAGCAGCAAATACTACGAAGACATGGGCATTAAAATCTTACCCATCGACACAGGCGAACATAAATCAACAGGCCAAGACGGCGTAGCCATTACCGACGTCCAAAAAGCTGAGATCCAGCGCCAAGTTGACGAGCTTTATGCCGAATTCATTAACGTCATCGTCGAAGGTCGCGGCATCTCAGAAAAAGATGCCAAAACATTAGGCGATGGCCGAACGTGGTTCGCAACTGATGCACTTAATAGCAGCCTGATCGATACCATACAAAGCATTGAACAAACAATTCAAAGCCTGGCAAAGCGCAACACCACTCCAAACAACAGTAACGCATTCGCGGAAAAAACCAACGCCGCGTTTGCAGAGTTTGAATCACTAATTAAGTAAATAACCCAGTTTTTTAAACCGATAACACGGTCTGAAACTCAGCCTGTGGGATCACTCACGTCTAGCTAAACGTAAACCAAAAACCTTTAAAGGGAAAAAGAGATGACTCTACTAGAGCAAATGAAAGCCGCCTTGGCGCGTAAAAAATCAATCGAAGCAACTGCAACAGCAGGTGCCCGCGAATTGACTTCAGAAGAACAAACGGAAATTACCGACATCTTGGCAAATTGCAAGGCTATCAAAGCCAAGATGGACGAGGCGGCTGAATTCGAATCATTCGAAACAGATCTAAATGCCGGTGTGGGTCGCAAATCAGGCAACAATGCCGCTGCCGCTGGCAAACAGCCAAAAGCAGAAGAAGACACAATGCAAAGCTGGGCAAACGCTGGCGAATTCTTCTCAGCAGTCTATGGCGCATCACAAGGCCACATCGACCAACGCCTAATGGCAGGTAATGCCAACGCAATGGGCAGCGATGGCGGTGAAGTAGGCTTTCAGCTACCACCGGCCATGCGTCAGCAAATCTTTACCTTGTTTGAACAAGACGAAGGCGATTTGATGAGCATGGTAACGTCAGAAACCACTAATTCAAACTCGGTTAAATACCTAAAAGACGTGACAACGCCATGGGATGCAGCGGGTATTGTTGTTCATTGGGACGGCGATTCAACCGACATGACGCCAGTTAAGTTCAACTCAGAAACCCAAGGCACAGCAGAGCTTCACGGCGTTAGCGTATTCGTAAATGTAGAAGAAGACCTGTTAGAAGACGCGCCACGCTTAGGCGCTCGTTTATTGCAATCAGCACCACGCGCAATGCGCTGGGCGGTTAACGAAGCTATTCGCACGGGTAACGGCGTAGGCAAGCCACAAGGGTTTTTAAAATCAAAAGCCTTGGTAACGGTTTCGAAAGAATCGGGTCAGGCGGCAGGGTCGTTAACGATCGATAACTTCGCGCAAATGTTCACTCGCATGCTGCCAAGCTCTATTGCTCATTGCCATTGGGAAATCAATCACGATCTACTGCCTGAATTGATTAAATTGAAAGATGAAGATGGGAACCTGTTATTCACATCGCGTGATATGGGGATTACCAAGGGTCCAGCGGGTACGATTTTGGGTCGCCCAGTGATTTTCAACGAACATCCAGAAAAGCAAGGCGATGCTGGCGACGTACAGCTAATCGATCCGCGGGGCTACTACATGCCAAAACGTACCAACGCTGAAAAATTCGCAGAATCTATTCACCTGCATTTTGACAAAGCCGTTAAATCGTTCCGCTGGAGATTCAAAGTCGGTGGCCAAACGTTCCTAACCAAGCCGATCAAGTCAGCGAAAAGCGATCTTGAAAAGTCTCACTTCGTTGCACTGGGTGCGCGCAAGTAGCGTTTGATTACCTGGTACTGTCATCCGTGACGGTACCAAGCATTTTTTAGTTATAACAATCCGATTAAAAATTAAGACCAAGGAGCTCACATGAGCCAATCAAGCCTAAATCCATCAATGCGTGCAGTTATCGTCACAGCATTAGCATCCGCTGCCAACGCTGCGGGTTCTCACTCAACAGCTGCCATCGACATGGGCGACTTTGCCAACATCCAATTAATTGGAACCGTCGGAGCGTTCGGTGCTGGCGCAACCGGTACTGTTAAATTCGAACAATCAACCACCGACGACTTTGCAGAAGTAAAGCCGATTGTGGGTCGTGATCCTGTCGATTTAGTAGAAAATAAACCCATCGTGCTTGATCTAAGCCAAGGCGAATTAGATGTTGATAACGACTACCAATTCGTACGCGCCACATTGACAGCAACAACTGAAAGCATTACGTCAGGTTTTGCAGTGCTCGGCTTCGATGCACGTCATGCCCCAGCAACGCCAATGACAGGCACCGTTGTTAATACACGAGTATCGTAACGTGGATTGGCATCTAAGCCGTGTAGAGGCTCCCGCTTTGGAGCCCCTTACACTAGATCAGGTCAAATCAGACCGTGGCATCACTCACGATCTGCACAACGACGACTTGGCAATGTACATACAAGCGGCACGCGAATCAGCAGAATCAAAAACAGGCCGCGCGTTAATTGACCAAAAATGGCAGCAAGTGTTTAGCAATATCGGCCAAGCCGACAGCGCATTGCCTTTAATTCGCTGGCCAGTTAAATCAATCGACAGCGTAACAATTAACGGTGAAACAGTTGATCACACAGGGTTCGAGTTTTTACCCGGTGATGATTCTGTAATCAGCTCAAAACAATTCATCGGCCAACGAGTAGTAGTGACCTACAGCGCAGGCTATGGCAATGCCACAGAGGTACCGGCAATGGTTAAAAAATGGATGTTGGCCACGATCGGATCAATGTACGAACATCGCGAAACCATGGTCTTAGGCACAGTCGTTAGCCGTGTTAGCTACATCGACAGTTTGTTGAGCCCATTGCGCATTAGCCGTTTCTGGTAAAAATTGAACAACGGTAAATCGAGGTGAGCATGAGAGCAGGGCAATTAAAAGACGCGGCCACACTCGTCGATCAAAACGGCTACCCAGTAGGTGCTGTTCAGCTAGTTGGGTTAGAAGACAAAGACACTGGAATCGGATTCAGCGAAGGCTTAAAAAGCAACGCAAAAATAATAATCCGCAGCCGATGGCAACCGCCGCTTGTTCCAGGCAATTACTGGCACATTGGACCACGTGTGTTTCTTGTCAACGGAGTCAGTAATCCCGACGGATCACAACGCGATGCCATCAGTAGTTGCACAGAATTTGTGGGGGCTATGGTCATAATCTCAGCAGTAGGGGAGCCGCAAGACGGTGCGCAAGTTAAATGCGCGTTAACGCAATACCGCGTAAAGCCACAAGGCGAACACGAATTTTTAAGCGCTGGTGTAGAGACAGAACGGCGTGCTGCAGAGTTTATCAGTTCACAATATCGGCCAGTGATCGGCCACGAATTTACGCTAGCAGGTGCTCAATATCGAATTATAGAGCACGACAGCGAAACATCAGATTCACACGTCAGCGCCGCGTGGGTCGAGTTTTTAGGTTATCAGTAGTGCTCATTAGTTGAGGTGTTTATGGCAAGCAACGTAATTGTATCGGGCTTAGACGAAACCATCAAAATGTTGGATTCACTAGGCAAAGGTGCGGATGCGTTAACGCGCCAAGCATCAACCGAAGCGGCAAACGATCTGCGCGATACTTGGTTGATTAGTGAAGTCTCGGGCGGTACCGGAATTGGTCGCGGTGTTATCCGTAAAAATGCGCGTATTACTCGAGCATCGACTAAGTGGCCAGGGGCGAAAATCTATTTCAGCAGTGCAGGCATTCCCGTTGAAGAATATAACTACAGCCAAAAAGCTGCAGGTATTAACGCCACGCGATCGCAAATATTAGTTGACTGGGTAACGGGTGGGCAAAAAGTTGCAGCGGGTTTTATCAACCAACTCGGCAAACGACAAACCCCGCTATCTACTCGCAATGAAAAACGCAAAGGCGCTAAAACTTACACCTACGGCAAAGGCAAGATGACAGCTTCCATGGGGCCAAGTCTAGCGACGGCTTATTTAGATCTGCCAGAAAATGAAGTTCAAAACCAAGCGCAGGTGCGGCTTAACGATCGGCTCACGTATCTTTTAGACGAAGCTCTAAAGTAAAGAGAATTCCATGACAACAAAAACCAACGAAGTGCGGCTGGCCATCAAGTCGCGCCTTTTATCGCTACGCCCAGAAAACAACAAAGCCAGCAACATACAGGCCGTATTGAACCCAATTGAGGCGCGTAAAAAAGATAGCATCCCGACAGTGGGGCGCTATGCAGTGCTGTGGACATTAGACGGCCAATCGCAGGCAGGCAACGCCAGCGCGGTTATGTGGAAGCAAGAATGGGCGGTTGATATTCCTGTTGAATGGGAAGCCGAAACCGAACAGCTGTTAGACCAAATAAAAGTAGAGCTGGCATCAGCACTGCTGCCAAAAATCGAGGGGGTTAAAGAACAATCTTTAGGCTCACTTCAAATCAGTTACCCAGCCGGTGGCAGCGGTAGAGCGGTTGTCTCTATCGAGTTCACCACTGTGTATGTGGAAACACTTTCTTAAGAAAAACCCAAACCAAAAATGTAAAAAGGAAAACTTATGAGCGATTTATACACTTACATTGGCGCTGGCCAAGTTTATTTAGAAAACCTAAACGCATCAAAAGGCTTACTGCCGATTGGTGAAGTGTCAAAGTTAGAATTGTCGATTGAAACCGATAAAAAAACACTGCAAAGCCACGTACAGGGCGGTGGTGGTTTGGCTGATTCAGTTGCGCGTATCAGTGCATTGAACTACTCAATGGACATCAACTCATTGTCGCCAGAAAACCTAGCCATGGCCATGTACGGTTCAACCACCGCTGCAGCGTCTGAAACGATTACCGACGAAGCGCACACGGCTTACCCTGGCGCATTGGTATCGTTTACAGCGGTTCCAGATTTAACCGATCCTGCTGGCGTTGTAGTTACCGGCGCAGGTAGTACGCCAACGTATGTGCTGGGTACAGATTACGATCTATCACCCGCGGGCATTGTGATCAAAGCCAGCGGATCAATTTCAGCGGCCACGCCAATCTTGGTTGATTATCTATCCAAGTCGCACAACGTACTAGAAATGCTAACCAACTCAGGTGATGCATACCGCCTAGTGTTTGAAGGTTTGAACGAAGCGCGCAGCGACAAGCCAGTTATTGCAGAGCTGTTTCGCAATAAGTTCGATCCAACGTCGGGCCTTGGTTTGATCTCTGACGATTTTGGTGTGTTGTCGCTAACGGGCTCAGTGCTAAAAGATCCAGCAAAAGCGGGTGCTGGCATCTCAAAGTACATGAATATTAAAATGGTTTAACGCTGTATTCATAGCGGTAGATTAGCAAAATAAAAGGCGCATCGGTTAAACGATTAATGCGCCTTTTTTATTTTTATTTTCAGTAAATATTTTTTCTTTTTATTTCAATATTAGCTTTTAATTAATAGGGCATTCCCGTGGCTTCAAAAATTGTCAGTCTTATTCTGCAAGCAAAAAACAAACTGTCTCCCCCTGTTGATGACGCAACCAAATCATTAAACAAAGCAAAGGACCGG